TTTGCAAAGCTTGGTGCCGAGATAACCGCCGCAGAAACAGGAAGACACAAAGGGTTTCTGGGGAAGCTTACTTCTACTGAAGAAGAAGGCTTTGCTATTGCTCAAGCTCGCATGGCTCATCGCAAGGCTCACACCGAGCTTCGTGAAGTCTGCCAGTTATATGGTCCTGCCGGAATGTGGGCCATGGTGCAGCATGAACAAGCCAAGGCGAGAACCAGACGCAAGAAAGAGATAGATGCTCTAGCGGCGGCTAGAGACAGAAGGACACTGCATCTGAGTATATTCGCTGGAGTGGTAACTTTTGTCGTAGGTGTCTCCGCAGTGTTTTGGGGTTTTTTTACCCTAACTAAAATTTAAACAGGGGAACGCTATGCTTGCTGAGTTATCGATCCTTGTATCTACACTAAAGACGCTCAACGACGGCATTAAGACTGTCAAAGAGAGCTCCGGTCACCTCAAGGGTATATCGGGGCTTTTTTCTGCCTTAACGGAAAGTAAGGTTGCAGTAGAAACCATTGAGCACAAGCAGAAAGAAGGCGACCACATTCTCACTCAAGAGGAATGTCTGGAGCTTGCTTGGGCCAAGGCTGAGATACGAGCCAAAGAGAAGGAACTCAAGAAGCATACCCCTCGTGACGTTTGGCGGGACATGCTCACTATTCAGCATAAGTCGGTTATGGAGCACAAATCCAAGCTAGAGAAGCAACGCATAGCTAAGAACCGAGCAATAACAAAAAGAGAGGAGACAGTTAAGTCTGCTTTCGGGACCACCATATTGATTGGTGTGGGTGTAGCCGTCTACTACGGCACACAGGGGCTAGGAGCTGGGCCATTAATCTAAACAACTAACTGCGTGTGAGAATAGTACATGGAAAAGGACGACCCGCGCCTTGGACGAATAGAGTCCAAATTAGATAAGTTATCAGATGCAATTGTATCGTTAGCGAGGATGGAAGAGAGAATGATTACGCTGTTTAAGAGGATGGACTCTTACGACAGTTACCAAAAGAAGCTAGATGATCGTGTGGATGAGCTCGAAGAGATCTCCCAAGGTCGAGGACATTTCCTAAGATTGTTTGAGAGAGTGTTCTGGATCGTCATTACCGCCGCAGTAGGTAGCGTGTTCTGGATTGTAAAAAGCACTCTTACGTGAGTGAATTGCCCATGAAATCAACCAAAAGTGATCATTGATGAGCGAAGAAATTAAAAAACTGACTGAAATGCAGGAGGTCTTCTTAGACGCTCTTACAGGTCCTGCGCGAGGTAATATTCGTGCTGCAATGGATGCTGCGGGTTATTCTGCAAACACAAGAGTCGGTGAGGTCGTTGGACCTCTCAAAGAAGAAATTATAGAGCGTAGTTCTACTCTGCTTGCCCTAAACGCACCTAAAGCTGCCTTTGGCATAATTGGTGTACTAGACGATCCTTCAGCTATGGGGGCTAGAAACGCCGTGTCAGCGGCGCGAGAGATACTGGATCGTATAGGGCTAGTGAAGCGGGAACAAATTCAAGTCACGGGTCCAGAGGGCGGCATCTTTATTATGCCTCCAAAGAAGGTAGCCGATGACCCAGACGATCTGGACTAATAAGACTAGACCTAACCGGACAGCACGAATTGCTTTCGGGTACATGGCTAGTGAAACAGACCCCCTTGAGCTTGTTCCAGACCCATCTGTAATCCCCTTCCTAGAGGAGGCATTGTCGTATCTAGATAATGGGCACTCACTACGAAGTGCGGCTACATGGTTGTCTGAAAAGGCAGAGCGTAAGATATCCCACCAAGGCCTCTCCAAGATATGGAAAGAAAAGCGCCAAGGTGGTGATCAGACTGAGCGCGTAAAAGAGCTGGCTAAGTCTAAGAAGAAACGCGCCCCTAAGACAAAAGAGAAAAAACAAGAAGCCGAGCTAAGGAAGAAGTTAGCGGGCGCACGTCGAAGCCTCACAGTGGCTGAGAAGAAGATTAAGAAGCATGTTGATGATCCTGAGACACCGGCAACGGTAGAGGACTTCTCGTCTTCCTTGGACTTCACTGCGGCCCCTGTTGAGAAGGATGTAATATTCCAGCCCAACGAAGGCCCCCAGACAGAGTTCTTAGCTGCTTCTGAGCGCGAAGTTCTTTACGGCGGCAGCGCCGGCGGCGGAAAAACGATGGCACTAATTGCCGATCCAATGCGCTACTTCGACAACCCAAATTTCAATGGCCTAGTTCTGCGTCGTACTACAGACGAACTTCGTGAGATTATCTGGAAGACGCAGGAGATATACCCCAAGGCGTTCAAAGGGGCTAAGTGGCAAGAGAAGAAGTCTCAGTGGGTATTCCCTAGTGGGGCTCGTCTATGGCTAACTTACCTAGAACGAGACGAAGACGTTTTACGATATCAGGGACAGGCATTCTCGTATGTAGGGTTTGATGAGCTGACTCAGCACTCGACCCCATTTGCGTGGAACTACATGAGATCACGTTTACGGACGACAGATCCTACGCTTCCGATCTTTATGAGAGCTACAACGAATCCAGGTGGTCCAGGCCATCAATGGGTTAAGAGTATGTTCATAGACCCCTCACCCCCTAACAAAGCTTTTGCTGCCACCGACCTAGAGACAGGTGAGGCAATGGTTTACCCAGACACTTCACCTAAAGCTGGGCAGGCACTATTTTACAGACGGTTTATACCGGCTAGTTTATACGACAATCCCCACCTGTCTGGAGACGGGCAATACGAGGCCAACCTCTTATCTCTACCTGAGATGCAAAGACGACAGCTTCTAGAGGGGGACTGGAGTATTGCTGAAGGTGCGGCTTTCTCTGAGTTTAAATTAAAAGACCACGTAGTAGAACCCTTTGATATACCCCATGATTGGAGGCGCTTTCGGAGTTGTGACTACGGGTACTCTAGTTACAGCGCAGTTCACTGGTTTGCTATTGACCCAAGTTATGAAACTCTGATATGCTATAGGGAGTTATACCTAACTAAGCATACAGGAAGAGACCTAGCCAAAGCTGTACTTGAAGCAGAAGAAGGCGACAAGATCCACTATGGTATACTAGACTCCTCGTGCTGGCATCAGCGCGGTCAAACCGGCCCCTCAATTGCAGAAGAGATGATAACGATGGGATGTCGTTGGCGTCCATCTGACCGGAGCTCAGGATCACGAGTTGCCGGCAAAAACAGATTACACGAACTTTTAAAAGTAGATCCAGACACAGAGATGGCTGGGCTAGTATTTTTCGATACCTGCCGCCAGATCATTGCGGATCTACCTGTAATACCCAGTAACCCTAAAGGCACAGACGACATCGACGCCCGTTACAAGAGTGACCACGCATATGACAGCGTAAGATACGCTATTATGTCTCGTCCCCGATCAGGCTCTCTGTTCGACTCAATGCCAAATCAACCCGCACATTACGTCCCTAGCGACTCCACATTTGGATATTAATATATGGCTCTAGTTACTCCTCCAGACGGCATGAACCTTGACGCGACGGCCCAGCCTATATTCCACGCAAAAGAGGGTGACGACGTTGCGGCAGAAAACCGCGAACTATCTGATCTTGTGTCGTGGATAAACTCTCGTTTCCAACGATCTAAAGACTCCCGAAACGAAGACGAACAGCGCTGGTTAAAAAACTACCGCAACTACCGTGGCCTGTACGGTCCTGACGTCAAGTTTAATGAGTCAGAAAAAAGCCAAGCATTCGTAAAGATTACTAAGACAAAGGTTCTGGCTGCATACGCCCAGATATCTGACGTCCTTTTTGCGGGCGGAAAATTCCCTATTGGCATAGAGCCCACCCCCGTTGTTAAGGGGGGCTTAGACGCCGTACACTTTGACGCACAGGGAAAGCCAGAAGAAGAGAAGAAAGAACCTAAGAAGTCTACGGTTAAACGTAAGGAGCTTATTGATTTAGCCGGCCCCTACTCCGAGACACTAGACGCAGTTAAGGATGACCTAGTAGAAGGTGGATCTGGTATTGCCTCTGCAATCATCTTCGAGCCCGCTAAAGCTGCGGCTAAGCTCATGGAAAAGATAATCCATGACCAGCTAGAAGAGAGTGAAGGCTCTAAACATCTCCGATCTATGGCATTTGAAATGGCCCTGTTCGGCCACGGTGTAGTCAAGGGCCCCTTCGCTTTCGATAAAGAA